CCTTGAAGGCCCCCTTGAGTTCCTGGACCTTCTTTCCAGTCGCCCTCACTTCCCAGGGCTCGACACGCTCTACCTTCTCGGCCCCGTTCTCATCGAGCGTCACACGGTCATAGGGCTTCTCGTAGATCTTCTCGAGCGTGCCGTCCTTGTCCTGCGAGATGATCTCCCGCCTTAGGACGTGGGGCTCAGTCTCCGGTTCCGACATCCGCCACCTTCTTGGGCCTGCCCTTCTTCTTGGGAAGAGCCTTGGCTTCCGCGAACCGTCCCACCTTGGCGAGCTCATAGAACGGAGGAAGATCCGGAACTTCCATCTGAACCGTCCGTCTCGTCTTGAGCCCGTTTTCGGTCTTAGTCTCAACGTATTCCGTCGTGGTCCGGTCAGCCAAAATCTGCCAGCCGTCCATCAAAAGATGAGCCTGAGACGTGGGACGCCCTGCATCCGTGATGCCGCAGTAGACCGCGAAGCACGGAGAGGAATCCACGTTACCGTTCTTCTCCACAATCATGTTGAACGGCCCAGCCCCTCTTCCGTACTTGTGAATCAAGGGGCATCCTCCGTTGACCGCAGCATCGCAACCCTTGTTCCTGGGTCCAGGCTCACTACAAGTCCGAATGACCGGCTGATCCACTTCGGCCAGTTCGATCGGAAGACGGACTGGGTAGTTTGGATACGGCACGTCCGGGATCGGAGCCACCACCTTGGTGTCCGGGTTTAGCTTGATGTTCCCAACAAGTGGATGCCGGATGTAAGTGAAACGCGGGGCCGGAGTCGTAAACGGCGTTCGACTTGGATCGAATGTCAGAGTGTCTTCCGGCCCCGCCATAACTGCCTCCCTTACGTGGTGGTCGTGACTCGGTGCTGCCCGCCACTCAGATCATGCAGAATGGCGATACCGTACATCATCGAAGCCACGATCTTGGTAGTGAGGTCCGTCCGCTCCATCTCGATCTTGGGGCGGTTCTTGCGGACCAGGATCATCGTCTTGCGAGACACGATGGTGTTTCGAAGCGTGGTCGAGAGGAACACGTTCTTCGTGAAGTTCATATTCACGCCGAACGCGGTGCCGATGTTTCCTGTCTTGGCCGAGGAGTTGGACTCCCCACGGACCGCCGCAGAATACATATCGGCAGTCGCCATGATCGTGTCCCAGAGCTGAGGGTGGTACCAGGCGTCTAACTGGCCGAGCTGCACCTTGTCCCCACCCTGCGTGAGGATGGTGGAGATGATGGTCTGGAAGCTGGCAATGGTCCAAGCGCCCGCGTCCGTGACCGTGTTCGTGAGGCTTCCGCCCAGGATCAGGCCGTCCACGTCGGGCTTCTGGTAGAGGCCTTCCGCGAGAGCCGGGCTATAGACTCGCTCCGCTCCAGGGGCCATGATGGTCTGGAGCACGTCTTCCTGGATCTGGATCGCGTTATAGGCCACCGTCGGGGTGACCGTGATCTCGGTCTCCGTGAAGTTGTTGAACGTCACAGAGCCGGAATAGGCTGACGCAGCATAGGTCTGGACAATCGGGACGTGGACCTTGAATCCGGGGCCGACATAGGTGTCGCCGGTATCCCAGATGGACTTGGTAAAGCCTCGTACGTTGTTCGGGAGGTATTCCGGCTGTGCCGCCCAAATCTCTGGGAGGAGTTTTGCGGCACTAGTCTGGGTAATGTTGCCAGTAGCCATCTACTTGTCGGCTCCTTATCCCGAGCTAAACTTGCGCCCTTCCGGAAGATTGGCGAGGCTCATGTTCTGAGCTCGTGCCAGCCTGGTCAGGCGGTCTAAGCGTTGCTCGTCAGTTTCCCCGTCCAAGGGGGCGATATCGGTCAGATCCCGACCGTTTTGGTGTTGGGTCGGGCTGGCCGGTATGGTGATCGACGCCCTTCGGTCTCGGGGTGCGTAGGATGGTTGCGGGGCTAATCCGTTCTGAACCAACCCCAGATATCGTGCGGTGTTATCGACTGCCATTTGGGGCGTGATGCCTCGAGGAAGCATCCCGTCCGAGGTCGGAGGATAAATCCGAGCCATGGCAGCGAAGAATTGGTCTTGATCGACCTTGTTATGTCTCGGGACAGCCCGCATCACAGACTCATAGCCCCGTTCCATCTCGAACGCCATCTCCTGGGTCCTGGTTTGGCGCTCGACGGCTTCCTGCTCCCGACGCATCCGGTCTTCTTCTCTCTTGTCGATCCTGTCGAGACGTTCCATCAACTTTCGGCTGACGGGATCGAGCTCGTCATAGGACTGGGGAGGCGCGTACTGAGTCTGTTCCTCCCTCTGCCGGATGAGGGCTTCCTTGAGATCTAGTTCCCTTTGCTTCTGCCTGAGTTGGGCGTCAACTCGTCGATTCTCCTCTTGGGTCCGAATCGCACCCTCTATGAACTCCGGGGTTGTCCCGAACTGTTGGGCCACGGCAGCGATCGCGGCTGCGGGGTCCAATTCAGGCTGCGGCGGTGTCTCCGGTGTCTCGTTTGTCTCTAGTTCGTCGCTCACACAATCCCCCTCATTACGCTACGGGTTCAGTTCCGGTCTTGCTCGTCGGATAGGACGGATTCCCCATCCAGTTGGTGCCCTTGTCTCCACTACTCCAGGTCTGGGACAGATTCGGGGCCGCATGATTCAACGTCGCCAAAGACACCGCCTCGACCGGAGACGGAGATCCTTGAGGCACATTTGGGATCTGGGAATCACTCCAGCCCGCGGTATCTGCGGCATCACTCGTGGGAGCGGGGACGTTGGCGTAGCCTTCTCCCTGTGCTAGAGAATCGAACTCCGGAATGGGGGTAGACATCAGGCCTTCTCCTTCTTCTTCTTTTCGGCGGGAATGCCGGTGGCATTGATGAGGTCGACGGCCTTGTCGAGTGCTTCCGACGGTGTGACCTGGCCTGCGTCGATTTGCTCATCGAGGCTCTTCATCGCGGTAACCAGAGCACGAAAAGCGTGGACGTGCTCTTCCTGGACTCCCTCTTTGAACGCCATCTAGTACCCCCTCCGTGCAAAGTCTCCCGCCGCGGGACCGAGGCCTTTCGTCTCTGTGTTCGATGACTCGTTCACCTCGTTGGTGAGCGGGCTCGTCAACTGATTCGGCGGTGGGCCGAATGCGCCAGTCTCATAGGCTGTAGGTGGGTTCGTCACTGAAAGACCGTTGAAGCCCTTGTCCTCAAGGGACCGATCAGGCTCCGGGACCGAATTGTTCAGGCTGTAGTTGGGCATCCGTGCCTCCTTGGACTAGAGATAGGTCCGGAGCGGCGGCTTGAGGGCCGGCCATCTCCTGATGTAGCCCTCTGCGGTCCTCGAACTCTTTGATCTCGGTTGGGGTGAATCCAGCCTTCCCCAAGAAGAGATCCGCATAGGGGGAATTGAGAAGTCCGGTGGTCGCCATCTGCATCGCGTTTTGTCCGCTCAGCTTGTCCTTCAACGTCTCCTCGGTCGATACCACGATCCTCACACGAGCACTGGGGAGTTTCTGGACTTCGACTTCAATCGACTTGATCGAGGAGTCCGGCATCGTCACGGCCACCTGGATCGGCTTGTCGTAGAACTGGCGCATCAATTGATTCTGGATATTGAAATCGTCCGTGGCCCACTGTGCGAGCCCTCGAGCGTGGCCCTTCATCCGGTCCGAGAGGCGAGCATTCGAGATCTCGGCTTCGGTCGCTGAGATGGGGGGACTTGAGGACATCCCGGAGCCGATCTGTCCCAGGCCCGATACGATCTGGAAGTGCTGCATCAAAGCCCCGTGGAGAGCGCCCCACGCCTGGGTATTGAAGTTCTGGGGCGACACGAAGTGGGGCCCCTGCACTAGGTGGTCAGGGACGGGATGACGCTCTCCGGGACCGTTCCCCATCGTTGTGAAGCTCTTGCAACTGATGGGATAGACAAAGGGACCGTTCACGCTCAGCCGAACATAGTCGATCAACTGGCATACGGTCCGGTTCTCGGCGTCTTGAAGGGACTGCAAAAGCTCCACGTCGTTGGATCCGTAGAAGTCTCCCGGTATCGGGTCGTGGTGATAGACCGCAAACGGGAAGACCTCTTCGATCTCGAGCGGGTTTTCTCCGTCGTAGAGAAGCGTGTCTCCCGAGTAGACGAGGAGCCGGCCATAGGGATATTGGCGACTAATCGTTGTGTTCTCGGAATACTGGTCTTCGGTGCGGGTAGGCTCCATTTCCTGATTGCAGGTGGGGCACCGGGTATTCTGGACTTGGTTATTGGTGTAGATCGTATCGCAGACGTCGCAGTAGAAGCCTTCCCCGCCCTTTTCGATCAGGACCTTTTGGATGTCCTCGATGATCGATTCGTCCTTCACCCATATGAAGTTGACCCGAGCCTTCCGAGCATTCAGGGCACCTTGCTTGTCTACGGTGTAGTCCCCCGCGGTACCGTAGATCAGGTTCTCATCGTTGGTGGTCGAGTAGGTCCAGCCTCCGACCACTTGGCGATTCTCGGTTTTCACGAACGGGGCTTTGGACGGGAACATATCCCGCACGGTGGACATATCGAGGAGAGGGCACCACACGACGAAGCGACAGTTGGGGCTTGTGATGGAATCGACGGACGGGTCCCGCATGAACTCATCGGACGGTACCGGAGTCCTCGCTAGGATCATGGCTCCGGTCAGGGGGTCAGGCCGAGCCGACCACATCGAGATACCGACTCCGGTTACCGAGCCCGACATATAGACCCGTTCCTTCACGTCTGCGAATCGAGTCCGAGCGGCTTCGTGTTCGTTGGCACTCTTGATGAGGAGCCGATCGAGGTAACTAGACTCCTCATCGAGCGGGTCTACGAAGAGTTCGGTATCGTGAGAGGTCAGCATGGCGGCTTTGGTGCGGATGGTGCTCCAGGTCATATTGACCACACCCTGGAACTGCCATTGAGACGTTGCGGTCTTCGAGGGCCAGTTGGTGAACTGGTTTTTGCCTACGAGCCAGTCCCAGTTGTTCTTGAAGGACTTGATCCGGTCCTGGGACCCGGCTCGAGCGGTTTCAACCAGGGCTTTCGCGTATCGGTAGGATGGAGTGTCGGAATCTCGGACTGGGGGAGTGCTTAACGGAGGCGGGGACGCTTCTTGGACCGACTGAAGGCTCTCTTGCGTATAGGCCATGCCGCAAGGGTATATGAGCCATTTTGTCTCACGTCAATCTTTTTTGAGACTATCTGGCACACTCATCGAGAAGGGAGGCGTCCAGGTTGGCTTCAAACCAGGGGATCTTCACCCCAGGCCGGAAGGCATGGAAGATGTAGACCCCAGTGGCGACCCCGAGCCTGTGGCCAGCCTTGAGGACTCGCCTCGAGAACTCAAAGTCATGGTTGATATGGCCCTGGAATCCTCCGACCTCCTTCCAGACCTTCTTCGGGAAGAGGAGGAACTGTCCATAGAGGAGACCTTCCGAGCCGTCTTTCGATCCCAATTCGACCGCATCTTCGACCTCGCCCCAGTGTTCCTTCTCGAGCCGTTTCGCCAGATCCACATGATAGAGGATGTCGTAGTTCTCGCTGAGTTTGCCTTCGTACATGCAATACGTTGGGTAGCATCGGTTTGTGAGGCATCCCAGGAGTCCGAAGTCGGTCTTTTGGGTGATCTCCTCGAGCTGCCACTGTTGCTTCCAGGTGAGGAACATGGTGTCCGCGTCCCGGATACAGATCCAGGCGTCGTCGGGAACCGCCTCGACGGAGCGATTGATCCCCTCGGAGATGTCCCCCTTAAAGAAGGGCGTGAAGTGGTAGATCAAGGCCGAATGATAGCCACGACGCTATCCTCCCAGGTCAGGTTTGAGCAGAGGCGTTCCACCTTCATCAGAAACCGGATATCCGAGAAGATGAGCTCATCATTGGCCTCAGTCCAGGATGGCAGATTGGGTAGATTCGGGATGAGGCAGCAAGGGGTCCCCACGTTGCCGGGCTCGAGCTTCGGGCGTTCCCAGAGAATCCGGCCCGGCTCCTCAGACCTTCCACCATAGAGCATCTTGAAGCAGGACATTGTTTGGGGACGGGCGGCTTGTCTCAGGAACCGGAGCGCGTCCGGGGTAGCCATATCGTCATCGTCCAGGAACCAAAGGTGGGTCCCGGAGGCTTGTTTCATGGCCCGGTCTCGAGGGGTGTTTCCCGAGTCTCGGGTCTCGTCCCTAAGGACTAGGATCTCGTCTCCGGGCCAGAGCTGCGGGGAGACGGAGGCTAGGGTCCTCGAGAGGGTGTCCCGGCCCATGGTGGGGACGATGATCGATAGGCTCACGTAAAGGGCAGTTCTTGAAGGGTTCTCGTAGGGCCGTACCGGACCCGAAGCGTGTTGAAATCGGGCCACTCATAAAGCGGCTCTTCGTAGTGGATGGCGAGGGCGATCGCCGAGGCCATGGTCAAGTCGTCGTGGAAGCCGTCTGCGTGCTCGATACGGATCTTCCCGGAGGGCATCATTTTCTTCATGACGTGGCCCATTTCCTCGACCAAATCCCTACTGGGGGTCCATTTGTTCTCTTTTAAGGCCCTCTGCATGGCGTCCATCATCCGGCCCCTACTCTGTTCCGTGGTGCGCCACCCCCACTTGTCGAGATAGGGATCTCCGGCTTTTTCTAGGTTCTTTTGCATATAGAGGTTGGGGTATCCGCTTTCCTTGGCCGCTTGGAGGGCCGCGGCGCCGCCTTCCCCGTTGACCTCGATGGCGAGGAGGGCTTCATTATAGTAGTAGCAGGCAGGCAGGACGATTTCCCGAAGGTATTGGTCTGGACCCATGTCGTTGGCAGTGGCGTGAAACACCTGGCATAGATCCCCGCGATCAAAGACGGAAAAAGCGGAGTTGTCGTGACCTTTTCCGAGTCCTGAGGACGGGTCCCAGGCTGCGATGTTCGAATGTGCGGTTTGACGGTCCCTTTGCATTCGGTTCGGGCCACCTGAGCAGACCTCCATCTTATAGCCGGAGAAGGGGGACCCCTTGAACCGTACCGACTCGGTTTTGGGGGCACGGTTGGCGGCTTCAAGCAAGAGACGGAAGGAAAACGCGGGCCGGGACATGAACGGGGTCCAAAGCCCCAGGATTCGGGCCTCTCGTTCGTCGGGATCGACCGTAGCCTCTCGTTGCGCGACGTATTCCCTCGAAAGATAGCCTCCGTTTTCCTTGAGACAGTCGTTGAGCTCGAATCGGAGGCAAAAGGTTCCTGGAATGAAGTCTTCGTGGGGTTCTTGGCCTGGTTCGCACCATAGTTTGCGCCTCATCCAGTCCAACCCGATGTCCATCTTGGGTGTGAGCGTGAAAAGCATGTCTAGGGGCTGATCTGGGAGCCCTCGGGCCTGAAGTTCTCCGAAGTTCTCCTCTCCCCTTTCGCCGCCCATGGCTTCATCGATCCAGATGGCGCGACAACGCTCGGCCAAGAGGCTGGATTCGCCCTCTTTTTGGCTTTTGAGGGCGATATGGGAGCCGTTATCGAGGACAAACAGGTGTTCTTGCTTGTAGAACTTCCATCGGGGCTTCCCGTTACGGTCTCGGGGGAGCATGTCCGAGATCTTCCGGAACATGACACGGCCTGAGGAGTTGTATTCCACGCAAACCGCCCAACATACGTTCGGGGTCTCGTAGTGCTCGTCTCGTAAGGGGTTATAGCCGAGCGCATAGGAGACGAAATCGGCGGCTCCGGCGGTGGATTTGCCTCCTCCGTTGGGTCCGGAGAGGACCCTATAGTGGCTCTTCGACTCGTGCCACGGGAGGAGCTTGGGAACGGCGGTTAGGGGGTAGGCGAGCCAGGGAGAGGTGCGAGCTCGGGCCCTGAATTCCTCAAGAAGCGGGTTGGACAAGGCCGTTTTCGGCTCTCTTACGGTACTGCTCGAAGAACTTCCGGTCTGACTCGGTATCGCCTCGGGTACGGGCATCGATGGCGACGTTGGTCTGCACCCGGGTCCCGGTTTCCACTAGGCCCGCCTGTCCCTGTAGGGCCTTGAACGCGCCTAGGTCTTCCTTGGCCCGCTCTGCTTGATAGGGCAATGCCTCGGCTACGGCGTACTGGGCGGCACGCTTCAGGACTTTGGGGTCTGAGATCCATAGTTTCACGTGCTGGGGCTTCACTCCGAGCCTCTTGGCGACGCCGGCGATTTGCTTCGTGGTCTTCAATCGTCCTGAAGAGAGGGCTTCGGAGAGGACTTCTAAGCGGAGGTCGAGTTGCATTCTCCACTTATCGAGGTCCGGGTCCCCTTTCCAGTCGGTGAGTTTGTCTGGAGGGGCGTCGATGGCTACGAGCTCGGGGAGGTCATTCATAGATAGCCGCGGCGTACATGATGACGGTCTGATCAGCCCCCTGAACTGAGGGTTCCGGGCACCAATACTGCCTGGAGGCAACGACCTTAGTCTTGAGGTCCATGCGTTCCTGCTCGATCTTGACCCGTCCCGCCTTCGTCAGAGGCGTGGGGCATGGCACCTCGACCGAATCCCCCTTGGCCCAGTGCCAGCGCCGGATATCTCCCCAGACGAGCCGCCACTTCCACCACGGCCTCGGAACCCACTTCCGATGAGTGTTGGGGCGGGTTCTCCCCGAGACCGTCCGTGAGGGCGAACTCCACGTCGATCGGAATGCAGTCATTCACTGGACGGCCTCAGGTGATAGAGTTTGTATTCCGCGTACGCTTCGAACCCTTCCATGAAGCTACAGGTCCAGCATGAGTCCTCGAGCCACAGGAAGTCCACGTTCCAGCCGTCTTTCTGGGACGCGAAGTGGATCGTCTGATAGAACCGTTCGAAGAGTTCCCCACACTCCTTACATCTCATCGGACGCTAGGGCCTTGTCCAACTGCTCCCCACGCCACTTCTTGATGAAGTCGTCAATGGCCTTCGTCTGCTCTTCCGGGGTCCTCGGGTCCAACGACTCCACCCTCTGAATCGCCGCCTCCAACCGAGCCAAATCCCCATCGAATCGTTCGACCAACTCCTCCAACGTCACCTTCGACCCCTTCGTAACCATGCCCGCAACCTACTGCCCCCCACCAACTCCCCGCAAGCACAAAAATCTCCCCTTGACAGCTTTTTACCCATCCCCTACAAGACAATTGCGGTTGTGGGCGCGAGGGTTGTGGACCCGAAGTTTAGCCCTTTGTTCCTCTAGGAGGTAACCTTGGATCTCCCCAAGCAACCAGCCAACCCCAAAACCTCCCCACATAAAGAGAAGTGGAACCGCATCAAAGCCTGGAAACAAAACCAAGCCTCCCTCCAAAAACAAGTCCACCAACCCCCCACAGGCCCACGTTACCCTGTGAAGGTCATTTTAGGAGACTAAGGTGTATGCCAGGCTCCGCACTACTAATGCCAACACCCCGGTATACCCCCTCCGGGGGGGTCCAAAACAGGCACACTTCATGAACAGGAAGCAAAGACCTATAGAAGCGTGCCAACGCTAAGCCCTTGTGGTTGTGTAGGTTGTGAGGGTTTAGCAAAGTGGGTTTGTGAGGGAAAACCGTTAGGTTATCGAGGTGCGATAAGTGAGGCTTGATGAGAAGGCTGGGAACGTCGCTTATGTACGTGGGAGGGTGGCGAAGCACGAGCACCGCATGATGAAGGCTGATGCGAGGCAGAATGATTTGCCTTTGGACAAGTATTTGACGATGTGTTGGCGGAACTTTCGTAGTTTGGGGGTGCCGTTGCGGTTCATTCCACCGTTCCCTGTAGATCCGTACGATCCTTCGAAGAAGGGTTGAGGTTTGGTGTGTGCCGTGCGTATGATAGTGGGATGGATGGAAAGAGCCAGGCGGCGAGCGAGCTTGCGCGGTTGCGGTGGGCTCGGGTGAGTGCGGAAGACCGCAGTAAGATTATGTCTGCAGTGAGGTTACATCCTAGAAAGAAAGCCCGCAAGAAAAAGCAGAAGTAGCCGAAGATATCCCTTGACGTGCGCACGTTAGATGGATATCGTTCCTTGTGTCGGGGGTGAGCGGTGATTGGGAGCAGTCGAGGAGCCCGGTTGCCGCCCCCTCGGAAAACCCAAACAAGGAGGCTACCCCGTGTCGAACTCCTCCCAGTATGTCGAAGATTATTTCCTTCCTACGTTGACCCCTGAAGAGCGTGACGAACTCCATCGGTTGGCTCCTTGGAACCAGCCTGGGTATGACGAGCCTCGAGTGACCTATCACGGGGCTCCTTTGTGCCGGTGTGGGTCGAGGAATTCGAAGGCTCTGGGGCAGAGTGCGCTCCTTCGTCAGTGCCAGGAGTGTGGTAAGACCTACGCCTACCGGCTCAAGGACGGACTTCTCATTCCCTACGATCCCGCAGTTGCGGTTCTGCTCGAGGAGGCCAAATGGACCCGGTAAGGACTATCGAATGGATGACCGCCCTCCTGAAGCGGGCTGGTGTCATCCGCCCCTGTGTCGTCTGCGACCGTGAGACCGACCACCTCGAGCACATCGAAGGGATCGACTACGCCCTTTGCCCAGTCCATGCCGTGGAGGAGAAATGCTCCAAGTGAACAAGATCCACAGCCTAGTCGGGAAGTACTTCCACTCCTTCGATAAGGGGCTTGTGAAGTGGCAAGGAACTGTCCTCTGTCTGGTTGGGAAAGAGTTCTGCTTGGTCCAATTGTTTGAATGGATTACCGGAGCCCCAAGCGTTCAGAAGCTGGTTCATTTCTGCGATATGGAGAACTGGGACCTATACGAGACCGTTGAGGAAATGAACGAGGAATACAGGCTCAAATGGGGCCCACTGGCCGAAAGGAGCGCCAAATGAGCACCGAGTTCAGCCGTAGCTTCGAATACGTCCCCATGTGCGAGATCTGCGGCCACGAGATCGAAGAAAACGAAACCTTCTCCGACCATCCGGACTACGGCCTCTGCCATAAAGACTGCGTGGATATGGCCGATAACGGCCCAAGTGATAACGATTTACCAGATTGGACGGAAGCCCAATGAAGAAGAAGGAGCCCACCATGCCCGAAGCACCAGAACTAGCGCCGGAAACATTCCCAGATTATGACAAGCCCGCATTAGACGATGCTGGCAACCCGATTCTAGTGGCCGACGTTTTCCCGTTCGCCAACCCCAAGCCCACCCTCAAGGAAAAGCTGTCCAAGGTCGCAGCTCATTGCGCCTATGTCCGGAAAGACGGCGTCAACCTGTTCCATAAATACAACTACGCTACTGCCGCCACCATCTTCGAAAAGGTCAACGAAGCCCTTATCGAACATAGACTTATCTCTCAACCCATGTTCGACTTGGCCAGCGAAAAGGAGCGCACCAACGCCAAAGGCGGGACTGAGCACCTGGTTATCGTTGAGTGCAACCTCTATGTCCAGGACCTCGACAGCAAAGACGATATCAAGTGCCGCGCCTTCGGCTCCGGACAAGACAACGGCGACAAGGCCGTCATGAAGGCCCAAACCGCAGCCCTCAAGTACGCCTGGATGATGCTCTTGAACATATCCACCGGAGACGACCCCGAAGACGACGCCAAAGTCGATTCCCGTATGTCCGGGGAACCCATCACCAAGAAGAAAACACCCGAAGAGTACCAAGCCACCGTCGAAGCGAATAAGGCCGCGAAATACTCCCCCCTAGCCGTGGAGTTGAGCAACCAGATCAACGAGGCCCTGAAAGCCCCGCAGGCGCCTCCCAAGGGCTTGTGGCCGGGGGACGAGCAGGAGGCCTGCAAGTGCGGCTCGAGACTCCTCACGAAGACCACCTCGAATGAAAAAGGCTCGAAGCCCTACCAAACCTGTGAACTCTCAGACAAGGCGTTCCGCAAAGATTTTGAGGCCGAAGCCACCATGCAAGAACTCGAGGCGTCGGGGGTCTGTGGGCTGAAGGAGCATACGTGGAAGTGGGTCAAGTAACCCAAGGAGGCACCATGAACCGGGAACAGTTCCGCCAGATGGAACGATCGATCGAGAAGCGACTGGCCCAGGCTGAGCGAAGCCAGCACCACCCAGGCCAAATCATCATCCTGGCCCTTCTCTTGGGGCTTCTCATCATCGGCCCCTTGGCCGCGGCCTGCACGATGTTGGTCGAGCGTTATGGGTTCCCGACCGTAGTACCCGTGGACGACGGGTCAGGAAACGGCTAGTTCCAGGGACGGGTGTGGGGCCAAGGACGGCCCAAAGGGGATAGCACTGGGGCCGCAGGGTCGAGCTAGGGGTAGCCTCCGGCTCGGCGGTAGACCGGCAGCGTGCCCCCCTCGCTCTACCCAGTGCGGGGCTTGGGGGCGGATCTTCCAGGGAGGTTGGGAGGCGTGTATGGGAAAGTGTTCAACTCGCTCTGGACCGGCTCCATGCGTGGAAAGTCCGACCTCCAGTTGGTCTTCGTCTTCATGATCTCGAACTGTGACGCCCGAGGCATCCTCGACATGATCCCCAAAGCCATCGCTGATGCCACCGGATTACCCCTCGAGCGCGTCATCGATGCCATTCGAGAGCTCGAAGAGGGCGATCCGATGAGCCGCACCGCCGACTTCGAAGGGTCACGAATCGCCCGATTAGACAATCATCGAGACTGGGGATGGTTGATCCTCAACCACGAGAAATACCTGAACCGCAAAGACTTAGACCGTGAGAGAAGCCTGACCCGGGAGCGGGTGAGGAAGCACCGTAACGCTGTGAAACGCTCTGTAACGCTCGGTAACGCTATACAGACACAGATACAGACACATAAAGAAAAGACTCTTGGTCAAGCTGACGCTCGACCGAGTTTGAGTTTGATCTCCTTCGAAGACAACTTCTGGCCCCAATACCCCCGAAAGGTAGGCAAGGCCGCAGCATCCAAAGCCTGGAAGAAACTCACCCAGGCCGAACTCGATCACGTCATGGACGGCCTCCGACGCTACAAAGCCACCGAATGGCAAGGCCGGGAGATCCAATTCATCCCACACGCCGCTTCCTGGCTCAATGGGAGGCGATGGGACGACGATCTAGCCTCGACCCCTACTCGGGTATCCCCCGAGCCACAAAAACGCCCCAGAAACGATTTCCTGGAAAAGGTGAAGCGGTGGAAGGAGGAGCACGATGGACGAAACGGTAGCGAAGGCGCTTGAGGGGCTAGTGGGTCCCCTGGTCGCCTCTGGGATGAAGGTGGGGATGGCTGAAAACGTGGCCAAGATCCGCGCCTTTCGCGCCGGTACCTATCCGGGAGAACCGTGCGACTACTGCTCGAAGCGAGAAGGGCTCCTTTGGCCGATCGATAACATCTACGGAATCTCGGTCCACCTCTGCCACGACTGCCAAGGGGCCGAGGCGTACCGCAAAGAACGAGCTCGCCTCAGCGAGAGACTACGGGACGTCGCCCAGGCCGATGCCTGAAATCATCCGGCTCGGGGTCGGTATCTCGGGCATGGACCCAGAATTCAAAGCGATCAAGGAAGCCCCGCCGGCGTGTTGGTGCGGTCGGGACATGGTGAAGCGAGTGAGACACGGAGGGCAAGTGGTCCTAGCGTGTAGGGGTTGCGGGAAAAGCCCCCAGAACTGCCAATGCCTAAAGCGCGGCTCGACCTATCTCGAGTCGGAAGCACCCCCCACCACGCTCGAGGCGGGAGGGCCGCGCTCTTGACTAGGGCCCGCACTGAATCCCAAAGGCCACTTGTTCAGAGCGTTCGCGCCGTCCATCCAGGCTTCGCCAATCGAAGGATGCGACGCTACCTAAGCCACATATGGGTGATGGTAGCCATTCTGCCGGAGATTTGGAGGACGCCAATTGAATACGCCCCCTGCAATATTCGCGGCGTGTTGGCTTTCATCCATGACTAGGGCCAGCCAGAGAGTCGCCAAAGAGATCGCGGACTATCTAAAGCGGAGCCCCGTCCCAAGGTTGACCCTAGAGGAAACCCTCAAGCGGTGGCTGTTGATGTTGGCCCCTCCTCGTAAGTCGGTACGCCGAGCCTCCCCACGTACCGCCAAGAGACGAGCCACGGTGAAGGAGCTGGATGCCCTTTGTAGGGAGGTCGTGTTCAAGCGTGACCGGGGCCTCTGCGTTTGGTGCTGTGCGCCCGCCGTGGACTGGAGCCATGTCTACTCTCGTAGGTACAAGTGGTTGCGGTGGGACTTGGATAACTCATGGGCCGCTTGCAAAGGCTGCCACCTGAAATGGCACCACCAACCACTAGTGGGGGCCGAGTTCTGGTGTCGCTTCATCGGGCCACAACGCTACCAAGCCCTCGTCCTTCGAGCCGCCAAGCCCCGCAAGACCGACCCGGAACTCGTGAGAGCCTACCTGGAAGCGGAAAGGAAGAAGCTATGAAGCGGCTCTGGTATGAGTTCTGGAACTGGTTGAGGTGGCTCAGATGAGATTCGCCTACGCAGCGGTCTCGGGGGTCTGGAGTACCCTGGAGTCGAAGGAGCGCGGTTCCTTGGAGAAGCTGTGAGGCTCGCGGCGGCGTGGATGGACACGCTATAGGTCCGTGCGAGACGGACTGGGTTAATAACGGCGGCAAATGGTGCGGGCAAACTGGGTCCGACGCCGCCACCCAAACGGGAAGAAGTGGCAACCGGAACCTGCCGGTTCGGAAGGGGCCGTGGCTCTGGACACCAGGGATTGGGCCACATAGCGACCAGTTGAAAGCGGTGCCCCGATAAACGCCACCAAAACAGCCGGTATCAAGCCCGGCCCGCGAGCCGACTAACCCTGGAGGCGATGAATGACCCTAGATGACCTCAAGGCGCTGCGAGACGAGATCGCGAATCTGCGCTCAATGCTTCTAGCGCATGACGAGGACGGCAACGTAGAGATCAACGTGGCCGAGGCCGAAGCGAGCCTAGATCGCCTCTCGTCCTTCATCGAACGCTACGAGAAGGAACGGGCGTTCACGGATGCGGCGAAGCGGTTGATTGGTGGTCCAGGAGTATTCGACGACACAATCGGCGTGTGCGGCAACATAGTAAGCGAAGTTACTGCCGCCTACCGCGCCCTCACCGAGCCAGTGAAGCCATGACGTTCCAGAATCTGCGTCTCAAAGCGTGCTTTGGGATGCCGCCTGAAGGCCGAGCCATCTAAGGAGGGGGGAGCGAAGTGAAGTTCCTTAAATTCCTAGTGGGATGCTTCATCGTCCCGGTCCCGCTAGGGGACTTCCTAAAAGCCGTATGGGACGAAGCTAGCGCATGGAAGGCTCCAATCATCGTATGGGCGTTTGCTCTCTCATGCGTAGTCACCGCCGTCATACGCGCCCTGGTTCTTCCAGGGGCCAAGCCATGACCGAGCCTATGGGCGTGGACGAGGCGCTGCGGATTGCGCTCGTGGAGATTGACGAACTCGCCGCTCTGGATGAAGTGCTCAAGGAGGGAACGTGACCTGGATACCGATTCACAATGGCAGCGGTCGCGTGTGCGGTCATCTCCGCCCTGAACTACTCCGTACGTGGCTATGCTGGGCGTTCGGCGTTCTCCTCGCGGACCTAGCCAAGTGACCGCCCCATCGAAGTCGATAGCGGAGAGGATTCGGGACGTGGCGGACAATGTTGACTGGCGAACATCACCGGACGAACTCATCGCCATCGCCTCCGAGCTAGAGGAGGAGGCGGAACGGCTCAGACAGCGACCGCTTCGATTGCGCGACTCAAACGAAGTGGCCGACTCTCTCGCCAAGAGGAAGGAATGAAGCAGCCGCCGGGGTGCGCGCACCTATTCCGGGATCACGAGTTGGAGCAATGCCCGCAATGCGCGGCGTTCATCTGCTGCTACGACCATGCCGACGATTGCCCGCTAGTGCCGAAGGTTGGCGGTGGGGACGATGATCTTCGCTCCACCGGGAGGGGTCCAGGAAAGAGTCATTTGAGCGTTCCCGTTGTGGTGCATCGCCTCGACGACTAGGTGCGTCCAGCCTGCCTCGGCCTGGAATTGACAGCTCGACTCATGCACCGCCTGGACCCCAAAGTCGTTCGCCACAAAGACCCCATTGACCCAAGCCCGCCAGCCGTCCTCCACAATGGCCGACAGACTCCAGACTCCAGAGACTGGGAAGTAGATTTCCCCCTCCCAATGCTCCGAGAAGAGATCCGCACCCATGCCTGGAAGGGGTGCGCCTTGCCCCCAGGTGAAGGAGATAGTGGGGTCCGTCCTCGAGCCGAACGGCGCGGTTAGATCCTCGTTGTCGTAGTAGGTGCCCTTGAGCCCCGGAGCCCAATCCCGAGCAGGTACGGCCACCAACTCTTGATTGCCGGGGCAAGCGAGGTTCCCGGAGAGATCTTCCGGGGTCATCGTGAAGATGACGTAATGGACGGAATCCGCGAGTTCGACCACGCAGGAGTCCACCGTGGCCGGGAGATACCAGCGGAGTGTATCCCCTTCCGGAATGCGTACCGCTGTCAGGGTGTTGCGGTAGAGGTCAAGGAGGGGTTGGGTCGAGTCCTCGGTGCAGGAGTCGGTTGCGCTGAAGCTTGGGTTGGTCCACCGTAGCTTCACGTCGGCTGCGGTAGCGACCCCGAGGCTTGCCAGCCACCCAACCGCGACCAGAAGCCAGTTTCGCCACGCGATTCTTGGTCTCCCGATGCGTGAGACCCGAGAAGATGGGAACACTCAAGGCTTCTTCTTCGGCTTCTTCCAGATCGCCAGAAGCGACAGGAGCCCGCTCAAGGTCGTAATGACCTTAGCCACCGTGTCTTCGATGGGCGCGCTCATTTGGTGAGCGTCGTGTTGGCCGAGAGACGGAACACGATCCCGAAGGTTCCGAGGATCGCATAGAACCATTCCGGGATCTCGGGAAGGTGCGGGTTGAGGCTCGTCCGATACGCGGTGTACGCTGCAATCAGGACCGTGAGGATTCCAGTCCAGACCGCCTTCGACTTCCACCATTCCTTGGTACCCAATAGATCCTCCCTTAGTGGGGGATGGCTCCCATCAACCAGCGAATCGCCCAGACCACAATCACGAAGATCGCTAACACGTTCGCCACCTTCTTGACCGTGGCGTCGAGCGGAAGCATGTTGAATAGGTAGAGGGCGCCTCCCACCACGGCCAAGACGAAGACGAGGTTGAGAATCACGGATAGATCCATTCGACCTCCTGGGGCAGAACCTTGGAAATGTCCACGTGAAGGAACGTGGCTCCGTGCCCTACCCGGTTAAAGAGGCTCCAACTGTAGATGACCCGCTTCATCTGCCATCGCGTGTGGGAATCCACACAGCCGATGTCCGCGGCTTCCCCTGTGAGATGCGCCGAGTCTGGCTTCCCTCCGACTCTCAAGTTCTCTGTCTCGCACCTTAGCCCGGAGTTGATCTGGACGGGACGGCGAATGAAGTTCCGGAGCCGCTCGAGCTGGAATATTAAGTCCATCGAGACGCCATCTTTCCCGCATCCACACTTACAGGCGAACTCGCTTCGGCTGAAATGCTCGCTTAGGTCGCCCACTTACTCCACGTCCTCATAGTCCCACCCTCGAGCGTTATAGAGCCGCTTGAGTCGGGTATTGAATCCCTTCCTCCAGCGTTCGTATTTGATCTGATCTTGGAGCACGGCTTGAAGTCCATTCACCTGACTAGCCAAGGTATTGACTTGGCCCCGAATCTCGGTCAGGGAGCGGTTCGCATCGGCGGACCTCTGGTCGAACCGGACCAGGAACACGGTCAAGGTAATGACCGCGATGGTGTAGGCCGTGATCTGTCCGTATCGCTTCAACCATTCCGCTAGACCCACGTACGTCTCGTCATCAAGTTCGATAAGCTCCAACCCATTTAACTCCCCTCCACCCCACGAGTGACCGACCGGGGCGAACGGTCGGCTTACTTCGTTGCGTCGGGTTCCTCGGTCAAGACCATCTGTTGGTACATCGCGGCGAAAGCTCTGGGGGATTGCCTTGCTAGAGTCTTGGCTGCGGCACTACTGAGAAACGCCGCGGACTTGTTCCGGATCATGGGATTCGCCACGATGCGAGCGGCCACCTTCCCGGCAACCCTTGCAGCGGGACCGGCTCCTTTCGGTAGGACGAATTCCCCAACCTTCCCGGCTCCCCGAGCGACGCTCTGAAAGAAGTTGAGGCCCTTGGGGGCGACCCCACGAAGGCCTGCCACGGCGTCAGGGACCACGGCTGCGGCCTTCGGAGCGATAGCCCGGCCTGCGGCACCCAAGACCCTACCAGCGCCCATCCCTGTAGCTTGGTAGGCCAGTTGGCGTGCTCCTTCAAGGCCTGCCCTTTCGAAGTTTTGGGGCCGACCAAAGAGGGCGTCTTCGAGACTCTGGCCCGCAGTCCCGCCGAGCAAGGACCCACTCAAAGCGAGGGCGGGAACAGCCGCGGGGGCACCTGGACCAGCCGCGACTCCCATAGCCCCACCGCCCAACCCACCCAGGAACCCGCCCACATTGGGAATCGTGCCCGGCCTGCCCGCCAACTTGAGGAGACCTTGACCCACCCCACCCATAGCAGCCCCCGCTGCATCGATGGGACGGTAGGGAGAGCCGGATACCGGATGGGCCGCTACGACCGGAGGCGGGGCTTGTGCGGCCCTCAAGGAATCGACCTCTTTCCGATCGAGCCAGACATCAACGCCCGCGGCCTTCTGTTTTGTCAGGTAGGCCCCGATCTCCTCATCCGAATGCCCTGCGGCCCGAGCCGCGGCGTAATCAAATTTCGGCACCGTACTACCTCATGAATTGGTCTAGGGGATCTCCGGTCGAGTCTCCGTAATCCGTGATGAAGTCATTTGGGTCTACGCCGTATTTCTTGGCGGCACGCCGATAGCGTTCCTGAGTGGCCCCTAGCGTGCGCCGCTGCGTGTCGTAGATTTCCTTGGCAGCCCTCATAAACCCGGCCCGGCCTACGGGGGTCAACCTAGTGCCCTGGACCCATCCCTTTGGGACGTTGAAGAACTGCTGGACCCGCCCGACCGCCTGCTCCGCGTTACTGAATTCCGTCTCCCGGACTACGGACGTTGGGTCCAGAACCTTCATAAATGAGAAGATCAGGGACAGATCCCCAGGACCCGTGCCGAGCTTGGAACTACTCTGCATTCGCTTGTAGTAGTCCCGAATGGTCGTGAAGTTGGAGACGTCTTTTTCTTGCCTATAGTCGTCGGCAAATTTGTCAAAGTCCGCGAGGCTAGGCTTTTCAGACTTCGGCTTCTCTCCGGGCTTGGGAACGGCTGCGGCTAGGGCCTTGGCTCGGTTCGCCTCGAAAGCGATAGCCTTGGCTTGGTCCTCCGGGCTCCGCTGCCAGAGTTCCAGCTTCTCCGGCTTCGGAGGCTCCCTAGTGGCGTTCTTCTCGGCAATCCGTAGATATGCCTCGTCCTTCTGCCTCTGATACGCCTTGTCTTCTTCCGCCTGCTGCTGCTCTGCGGCTTTCATCGCGTACTCTTGAGCCGCCCTAGAAGCCGCCTGGGAGCGTCCGTAACTCAGGCCGAACCCTCGCCCTAGGCTATAGCCGAAGTTGAGCCCTGGACCCGCCGCAAGCCCTGAGAGACCCCCTGCGAGAAGGTTCATCAAGGAGAACCGGGACTGGGCCTTCCGCCTCAATTCGTCGTAAGGGGCGGTGCCGTACTTCGACTGGTAGATGGATTCCGCGGTCCCGAGGCCTCCAGGCACGTCCGGTAGCGGTGGAAGGTAGGCCATGGCTACAGGCTCCCGCCGATCTGATATCCGGCCATCGCTCCCGCAGGCCCGCCGAGGATCGCCCCGCCGACGCCGCCCGCGATCGAGCCGAGCGTGCTACCGAACCCGCCCCCTTGAGCCTTCTTCTGGTACCTCAAGAGTTCCTTCTGATAGGCGTTCTGAATTCGCATCATCTGGAGTTGCCTCAGATAGTCCGCGTAACTCCCCTGGATGCGGCTCTGTGCCTGCCCGTAGAGCTGGCTTGCGAGTCTCGCCCTCAGTGCGGTGGCCGCTCCGGAGTCGTAGAGAGGACCACTCCTAGCTAGGTAGTTCGTGATGTCGTTGAGTCCCGCCCCGTACTGCCGCCCAAAATCCCCGTAGGCCGACTTCTCCAAGGCGTTCCGGTAGACGTTCGCCGTCGTGATATCCGCCGAAGGCCCGATCTTGCCCGTCTTCCTGATGAAGTCCTCGATCCTTGAGAATTCAGCCATATCCCCTCCTATCGGACCAGAATGTCCGCCGTCAAATTCGCTGTATCACACTTGAGCACGAGAACCCTAGATGAACTACGTAGGGGAAAATCGTTGTAGATCCGCCCGGCCCGGTTCATTCCCATGACTTGATATCCCGTCGGAGCGAATCCCAGACCGTGCCAAATCACCTTCGGAGCGTCTGCCGCCTGGAAGCTGACCGAGATCCGCCGCTCCCTCGCTCCACCCTGAGCCTGGGAGAATCCCGCAGGACGGCTAAAGGAGCTGCCCTGCATCGGAATCGAAGACAGAGAGACTTGATGCGTCCCCACAAGCTGACGAGCGGTTCCAATAATCCGCGGCATCTAGGGAGCCCCCCTGCGGAATCCGGACGCCATACCCTTCAAGACGGCTCCGAAGAGTCGCTGGCCGTTCACCGTACCCCCGGCCTGACTCGCCACCGTGAACGTTACCTTGAGGCTCGAGGAGCCCCGCGGCACCGAAGAGAAGACCCCGCCTACGACCGAGTAGTCTGTCCCGGTGTCGGGAGTTCTCGTATTGACCGACCCCGGAGAACTCCCCAACTCTCCCCCCGCATAGGTGAAGGTAGGAGCCTGCCAGCCGTCCGTCGCTTGGTAGTAGGCAATCACTTGCTGCGGGGTGAAGAGTTCCCCCGGAGGCTGCTTGAAGTAGAGGACCCCGGAACAGTTGTAGTTGGTCGAGGAGTCCTGGGTCGTCAGTTCGTCCAGATATAGGCTGTAATCCCCTGCCCCTGTCCCATAGTCCACCTTCCCCCAAAGCGCATGGACTCCTCCCGCGTCCGCGTTCCCAAGCGGAGCGTGAATCAAGGCCAATGGCGCGAGGGTCGAAGTGAACCCGGCCAGAGTCCACGTGGACCACATATCCGTGTCCATGTCGTAGACGTAGGTCGCTGATGGAGTCCCGCCGGGAGCGCAGACCGAAAGGATATAGGCCCGGTCTCGAATGACGCCGCGGCTTCCCCCGTGGGTCTCATAGGACATCTTCCCGAGCGTAGTGTCGAAGTTCCCCGTGACCTTCCGTGGCAAGTGCCGCCCGTCCCCGTCCCAGGTATAGACCCCATCCCGTGCAGGCCACATCAACCGACCGTCTCCCGTAGCTATAGCGTCCGGGGCGATGCACCCGACCGTGGGATGAATCGGGAAGAGTTGCGGCACGTCCTGGTCCACGCTCGTTAATCCCCAGGTCTGATCTTCCGTGTAAAGGACGGCTTGATCCGCGAACTCGACCCCGCCCATGTGCCTCCCGCCTGAGGCTCTTGCGAGGCGAATATAGTTGTAGCTCTTCTTCGAGAAGAGATCCGGGAAGAAGGGGTCCGAGGTGTACCAGGTCTCATCATCCCCGAGCATGAGCCGGTTTTGATAGATCAACTGGTACTTGCACCGGGACGGCGGAAGCACGTCAAAAGCCTTGGCCTCTTGCAGCGGGAAGACGTAAGAGAGGTTATCGTCGTAATAGATACTCCCAACTAGTCCAAGGCCCTGCTCGAAGTTGGTTCCTTGGGATTCGATGCGGAGCGATTGGATCATGTACGCGGGAGCGTTCGCACGGTCCCCCACAGGAACATTCGTCAAATCGTCCGTTCGATAGAGATATATAGAACTAACGCCAGTTGGAAGAGGATTCAGGGCGAAGTATTGGAAGCTGACCCGCTGTGCGGCAACAGTCGTAATCTCCCCGAGTGCGTAGGCTTGACTCGGCCCATAGAGAGCCTGTGCGTCTTGACGGTCCTGATAGACCGCCATGTTCTGGCAGTACCCGTATCCGAAGGCGTAGTAATAGCGCCAGATCCCCGCACCCAAGACTCCACCGGCTGCTGCTGCTGCGGTCGGGGCGTACGTGCTCGTGACTCCGATGTCCTGGAAGTTGTACCCGTCCCACCGTTTCTGCTCTTTGCCGTTGATGAGGAACAGCCGCCCTCGATACTCAAGCATCCGAGCTGGTGAAGCGTGGGCCGAGAATAGAGTCGAGTCGATCGGGAACCATTCTTCCGTTGTCCCGGTCTGCCCGTGCCGCTTGAGGGTCCCCGTCGCGGCGTTGGATCTCGGGTTCTGGGTCGCGGCATAGAGTTCCCGCATTCCTCCCCAGAAGCCGCGTGCGACTGCCATGCTTCCACTGTTAGTAAAGGCCCCTGTCCACGCTGAAATGCGAATTCTCATCCAGTATTTGAGAACGTTCCCGGTACCTGCGTCTCCGATAGTGGAAGCGACCCAGTCCGTGGGAAGGGTCCAGGATGCGAAAGTCGGGGTTCGAAGCACGGTCCAATCGATCGTCTCCGCAGTCGTCAAGGCCGACCAAGCCGCTCCGTTCCAGTATTCATAGACGTAGGTCAGGGTTCCCGCGGTGGCCGCGACCGCCATGGAGACCATGATCCGGCTAAACTTGTCGTCGGCTCCCCAGTAGAGGATTTTCCCGACGTACGTGGCAGGTATGGCGGTTAGATTGAAGGGATTGTTCCCGCCCTGTGAGAGCTGGAGGTTCTTTGTGTATTGCGACCCTGCGGCCTGCTCGGGGTCGAACGTCCGGACCCACCCGTACGATGTGTTGGTTTGCTGGATGTCGGAGTAGGCCCCTGCGGAGATAGCGTCCACCGCGGACCCTCCAGAGGGCTTCAGCTTGTCGAACCCACCTCGAGCCTCCGCAAACCCGTCCGGGCGAAGGCGCATATTCGTCAGACTCTGCGCCGTGCCTTCCTTGGCGACAAAGATAGGCCCGTCCGTCGTTCCAGTGAGAGGAAGACAGCGGAGCTCGGTTGCGCTCATTACCAGCAATACCCCATCGTGTCCCTTGCCTCGCCAGGTGCGTAGAGGTCGAGCGTGATGTATTCCATCGCCTTCATCTTCCCCGCTTCCCAAAGCCCGTGCATCCGGTCTGCGAGCGCCAGAGTCGTGGGCGATCCTTCCGCGAAGCGGAGGTAGATCAACTCCAAGGCCCCATCCACGACAAGGTACTGCCAGCGGAGTCTCACTTCCGGCCCCTGACCTCCGGACACCATCGTCTTCGCCAACTGCCTCCCGTAGCAGATCAAGTCAGACGAGCCGTTGGCGTTCGGAATCGGGTCGAGCCAGAACGCGGGGGAGTTGTCCCCGGAGACATTGAGCCCCCAGAGCGCGAACTTGTCCGGCGACCCAGTAGACTTCGAGGAGTCGGTATCGATGACCGGGACCTTCCTAAGCCACTGCTTTTTGTTGTCCCCCGTAGTCCTGTAGATTTGAATGGCCTCGACCGACGTATATTCCGCGGGTACCGAATACTGCTGCTGATTGAGCACCGTGGATGCCGTCCATCCAGACACAAGGACGTTGGTGTCGGCGCATAGTTCGGCCATGCGTTCATTCAAAAGAGCAAGGATCTGGGCGTCTGAAATGGCCGTAGCCGTAGTCGAGTCCTCGCCCATCCTGGTTCTGCAAAGGGTCACCATCTCGGCGGTTGTCATTACGTCTCCGCGGTGAGAATCCCGTCCGTGAACGTCAGCTTGCGATTGACCGCGCCTCCGCTCGTGTCCGAGACCCAGTAGATTTTCGTTCCAGCCAATGGCGTGGGGCCGTCGATGATGAGCCCGCCCGTTGAAATCTTCGGGTACTTCCCACTCGTCAGCCCCGTGAAGAGTGGGCTGCCCACCACCTCGAGGCCTTGCGCCGGAGTGGACCCGTCCCCGAGCCTCAACTTTCCCGCTGTCGTCATCAATCCAATGGCCGTCCCGCCCGTGGTGCCAAACTGGAAGGCGTGGCGGAACTGCATATACTCAAGCGCACCGTCCCCCTGAAGCAGGAGATCGGTCTGGGCGTTTCTCTGAATCAGAGCTCTAGCCTTGGTCGTTCCGGAGTTGCCCGAGTTGACGACAAAATCAGCGGCAAAAGCGTTCGCCCCGCCCTGCCCCACAGTAGTGGTCTGGGCGACCCCCGCGGTGCCGAACTTATTATTTGCCCCTCGGAAGGTGACGTTCCCGGTACCATCGATCGTCCCGCCTATAACGACGTTGTTGATGAGTCGATGGTCCCCGGTCGAGTAGTAGTGGACCTCGTTCGTTAGGGTCACTCCGTTCGATACGTCGTTTACGGTCGTGGCCGTGGCGTTGAACCGGACGTAGAGATTCCGGAGCGTGCAATTGTACGAGTTGGTGAGCGGGGTTCCCGTGATCTTCACCAAGTCCCCGTTCCCGCCAGACCCGAAGAAGAGCACGTTATCCACCGTGATGTCCTTCGAATCCTCGAGAAGTATCCCGATCGCATTGGCCGCTAGGACCTCGACGTGGATATCCCGAATCCATATGCCGCCCTGGTTCGCCGATGCGCTTGACCCGTCGATATAGATCCCGGCCTTGTTCGCGGGAATCGTCTCGACCGAAGTCCGATGAATCGTCACAGCTCCCATGGGACCTGTGACCGTGATTCCGTGGTCGAGGCAGTCGTTCACCCAACAGTTATCGATGTAGGTGATCGAAGCCGCATTGGTGAGCACCCCTTCTAGGGTGATCCCACGTTGCGCCATCGAGAAAAGCACCACGTCCCGAATCACGGTCGGCTGGCCGATGCCCTTGATATAGATCCCGTTGACCGGGTTTCCGCCGGCGGACCTCTGCCCGTTGATCTGGAAACACTCCATCATGCACGCTTGCTGCGTGCCGTCCTGGGTCGTATTGAAGACCACCGCTTGGCCCGTGAAGGACGACTCGACCTGGAGTGACGTAGCGTTATATCCCTGACCCTTGAGCATCGCGCCCATGCCGAGCGAGAAGCCCGAGGCTCCGGACATGCGATAGGTTCCCGCGCCAAGCCAGAGTTCGGTACCATTCGGAATCGTGATGATCGAGGAGATATTGAGGTTCCCAGGCCCGAGCATCACTCGCCCATTGGTGCTGGCGTAGGCCAGTGCCGCAATCAGGCCCGCTTCCGTTCCAGCGAAGATGGTTGCCTGGAAGTCAGCCGCTTTCATGGCCCGGATCGCCACAGTTCCGGAGAATGGCCCGGCCACTAGATCGACACCTCGGTCCAGGATGTGGACGGCGTAGTCAATTCGGTCCCCGCCGTCGCTCCAACGCTCAGTTCCGTATGCGTTACTCCGGGATTGAAGAAGACCGTACCCTCGAAGAGGACGTCAATGTAGTAGTCATCGTCCGGGTTCCCGAGGCTAGGAAGTGCCTGCTGCCAGCCTGCGTCTGCAACTGAGAGTTCCGTCCAAGGGGTCGCGGGGCTCACAGGGCGAACTCCACCCAGTTGGTGGCGATCCCAGTACCCGAAGCCGGGAGTACTACGTTGAAGTACATGGGAGACCACTGCTTCTCGGCCCCTGCCAAATAGGTCGAGTAGGGGAACGAAAACTTCTGCGTGTACTCGGGATAAAGTCCGACCCCCATTCCGCGGTTCACAAACAGAGTGAAGGGTCCATGCTCGTGGGTCAGGCCGTCGTTATTGTGGCCGTAGATCATGAGCGCGTTGCGGAACGGGGCGTCTGGGGATGTCCCGAAGCCGAACTCGGCCACCGACTGAGGGGCGAGGAAGTCAATCGTCCCGAGAGTCCCGGTCGTGGTATCGACAACGGTTCTCCCGTCGTAGTTGTCGTAGACCTCGATTCGGATTCCGCTCACGGGTGCCCCGTTCGCATCCGTTACCAAGACGCCGAAGGAAAACCACTCTTCAAGCGTGCTCGGCGCTGTGAGCTTGCCCGTGTTCTGGCTCCACTCCGGATTTAAGACGATCATCGCAAACGTGCCACGGGTGTCCCCTTGCGTCGAGGGGCCGATGAACTTGGGCTCCGCGATCCGGACGTAGCCGCCGGTCGAGATCTTGTAATCCCCGTTGGGCCAGTAGAACGCCATGTCCTCGGAGTCTGGACAATTGAACTGAACCACGTGCCCATTGACCGCGCCCGAACCGAGCCCGACTGAGTTGATTCGACGCATGACATCAATACCGACTGCATTGCTAATCCCGAACGCCTGGGTTCCAGCCAGCGTGAAGATGGGCGTGTCGATGATCTCCGCAAACGCACCGACCGCCGTGGGCGTTAGGAAGATTCGGGACGTGGCGGCGGCGGCGTTCACGTTCGTCAGCTTGCATCCGTAGAGCTTGAAGTTACCGTTGAATGTGGGGTTGGTCCCAAAGAATACATTGAGACCGTCATATCCAATGACGTCCCCGCTTGCCCCCGTGGCTTTGGTGCCCCATTCCGTGAACCGATTGATCAGGCCCGTTGCATTGACGAGGTAGGTCTTCCCGGTATCGAAGAAGACCGAGCTTCGAGTCCCCTTCCAGGTTGTCGTCCCGGTCAGGGCACCGTCCCCGTTCTGGACGGACACCTTGGCTCGATAGCTTTTCGGTGTGGTACCGAGGTCTACGAAGTCAGCGGGGAACGCGGCGGCGAAGTCTGCCTCTGTGTAATAGAGGCCATTCGGGGCTGACGTATCGGTCTGAAACATGATCGTCGTCCCTGCCCCTCCCGGCTGCGTGACTCCTACGGCCATGCCGCGACAATGGACTTGATACTCGTCTGCCAGCCCGCCTCGAGCGCAAGGAGCCCCTGCTTCTGCACGTTATTCAGCGTGACGTTCGTATCAGTGTCTCCAGGGACGACCTGAATCACCCCGCCGTTAGCTAGGAATTGGGCGCGCAGGATCTCGAACTTGATGATTCGAGACGCTAGATCCGCGATGTTCTCGGCGTCGGTCTGGAGCGACATCAGTTCCCTACGATCCGGTAGTTGAATGACACAAAGAGAGAATCTGACGACGTGGCCGAGACGACGAAGTAGAGAGTGGAGTCCGTTCCGGACGTGAGATTAACTGGAATGGTCGAACCCTTGACGCCTCCCGATGTCATGGCCTCAGAGAAACGAAACGCCCTCTGGGACCCCGCCGTGACGAGGGCCGACTGGCCTCGGACGATCTCGATATAGAATGGGTTGGTGTTGGCTGCGTTGTCCCACCAATAGTAGATCCCGTTGATGTAGACACGCTTGTTGTTCATCAACGCTGTCGTGAGCGTGCTATCGATTATGACGTCGTTGACGCCGCTCAGCGTGATGGTTTTGTATTCCCCAGTCTGAGATTCTCCACGATCAGCACCCAGACAGAGGAGAGACATAATCCCGACGAGAAGAAGCAGCTTTTTCAATGTGCCTCCCCCCTTAGTCGGTAAAGACCGCGAATACGTAAGAGTTCGTCCCAGTTAATCCCGAGAAATCACAGTTCCCGCTGGACGCCGTATATTTGAACGTAAGCGCGGTGGCCGTGCCTCCAATATTGGCCTGGGCAGCGAACACGATGGTCTTCCCGACAGGTCCCGCACAGGTCTCCGTCGTGGCTGCCGAAGCCGTCGTGAAGACGTAGCAGTGGAGCCCGTTCACAGAGAACTGCTTGACGAAGGTGTTAGCCATCTACTCTGTCTCCCTCACAATGGCACTCCTGGTGCCTGGAATGGCCGCAGGGCTTGTGCCAAGGCATGTGTTTCATCATGATACCTGGGCGTATCCGGGTCTGACATACCCCAGGCCTGGTTCTCAATAGGTCCACTCGATCGGCCCTGGTCTCGTCCACGCTCCCGTCTGCGAGCGTGATCTTCTCCATGCCGATCTTCCGGTTCAGTTCGGACTGCTCATGAAGCATCTGCGGCGCCGTGTCCTTGAAGGCCCCCTTGAGTTCCTGGACCTTCTTTCCAGTCGCCCTCACTTCCCAGGGCTCGACACGCTCTACCTTCTCGGCCCCGTTCTCATCGAGCGTCACACGGTCATAGGGCTTCTCGT